TACAATCCAAAGTGTCCACATTACTTTTTCTCTCTTTCAGCAACTCGTTTGCGTAAATCACTTGTGCTGAATCGGTGATCACGCTTGTTAAAATGCAGTTGGATACCTCGCTTACGACAAATATCTTTGCCACTAAACTCATCTTCTTTGTATTCTTCGCCCAAGAATCTTACATCAATCTGAAACAGTTCCAGTATGTCCATCAAGTCTTGTTCTGTTTCATAAGGCACAATCTCATCAATAAACTTGAGTGCGTTGAGTTGTGCATAACGTTCAACTAGAGTTTGCACTGGTTTGTTTTTGGTATCAGGACGATCGATTGTAGGATCAGTTTGCAACCCTACAATAAGATAATCGCAGTTATCTCTTGCTTCACGCAACATACCAATGTGTCCAGCATGTAGCAAATCAAATGCACTAAATGTAATACCTACTTTCATTTGAGTCTCCTAAATATTTGCAGCAAGAACAGCTATAGTTGTTAAAGTTGTTCCGATGATTGCTTTATCAATAACAGTAGTATTATCTTTAAGATTAGCACATCCTGTCAACATTGTCAATAGTAATAATACACGCATACTAATCAATCCCAATCAAACAAGTTATTAAATGTAGTTTTTTGTTTTGTACTTTCGATATCATAGTTAAGCACGCCAATCAAGTTTCCTAGTTTGTTATCAATGATAGTTTCTTCCATTGCTTCTGAATCAAACGGCAACTCTTTAAACCATTCTGGAATACGCAACTCGTCTGTAGGATATGCAACACTGGTATACTGCAACGGATTAGCTTTGAGTTTGCAAACAATAACTTTCATACCATCGACAATGTCTTGTGAATACTTGTCGCCATTCATACGCTTTAATGTATTCCAGTTGATGCTTGCTCGTACGTGTCCAGGCATGTTTGCTTTGCCTTGTTTTTCTTCAAGCCGCTGATAGTGTCCAATCTTGTTTGCACGTTTGGGTGATCCTTTTTCAAAACCCGGACGTTCTTTAAACTCACGTCTAAAGTTACTGATTGCTTCAAGAATTTCTTTTTCGTCTGCCTTGCTCAATACCATATCAAGTAAATCTTTCAAAAAATCTTGCATAAACACCGGAGTATCACTACGCTTGAGATCTAAGCCCATAGCTTTAACTTTTCCAGGCTTGCCGTCAATGTCTGTTCTAAAGCCTTCGATATCGTACACTAGTGCTGCATAACGTTTTTTAGTAATAAACAATCCAGTTTCGGCAACAACTTCTCTGCCTGCTGCAATAACGTCTGACCTACTCTTCGGACAATGAAATGCTTTTGCCATGAAGTCTGGAAACGTTGTGTTTGCTTGTTCGCATACTTGATCATACAACGTAATAACTTTGTCTTTGTCCCACGGAACATTGCCTGCTGCTACATCGTCTTTGAGTACAGGCCATGCACTAAAATACACACTGTCAGTATCGCCGTAAATAACAGCTTTGCCTACGTGATCGTATTCGCCTGTAATAATATTGTTGACTTCCGCACTCATGTGTTTAACAATCTGTCTACCTGAAAGGGTAGTCGACTGTCCGATACGCTTGTCAAAGAATCTACAACCAGGGTTGAGAATAGCACCGTACAAACTGTTCAAGTTAATCTTCTTAACCAACTGTCGTTTGTCCCAGTATTCAATCTCAGCATCGTTGCTTGCATCTTTTGCTTTTTTAAGCATCTTCTGCATGTCTTTACGTTCTGCATACCAACGCTTTAGTAGTCCAGGAATAACAGCTTCAAACTCATGAGTAAAAATAGTGCCATTAGCACTTAGCATCCACGGCATGTGTGAGTCAAAAATTAACTTATAGATTTCAGCACCGCTTAATGTGTCGCTTCGACCGTCTTCCCAATCGACTGTAAGTGCAACATCTTTACGTTGATTCATAACAGCTTCATATTCTTCAGTGGCAAATCTACCTTCCCAACTGCCAGCAAAGCTTTTTTTCTTCAGCGTCATGTCTTCGTGTATTCTAGCTTCGCTGATTTCTGGACGTATTTGTCCAACGACACTTTCTGGCGCCATATTCATAGATCTAATAACACTTGGATACAGACTGTTCAAGTCCATTGATCCTACCCATTCGTGTACGCCTTTTTTTGGAAACGCAACATATGCACCAGCAGCTTGTGTGTTGCCTTCGTGGTTTCGTCTGTTAGGAACTTGCATACCGCGTCTGTGTGCTTCGTTAACAATCGCTTGCTCTGTAAGTGCAACAGCACCAGCAGTTGTTTGTAGTAGCACTGTATTTTCATGTGCTAGAACATTTGCTAGATCAATAAACTTCAACTTCTTGTCTAGTTTGTCTAACAATGCAACGTCTTGCCTGTTGTATTCAATAAACTTTTCAAAGTCGTTGTTGTACAACTGATCTAGTGTACCTTCATACACAGTCTTGTTTTCGCCAACTTCCATTTCGCCAATAGCATCCAGTCGATATGTATGACGTTCTTCATATGTATACTTGCGATACAAGTTAAGATAATCAAGGTGAACTCTACCAATAGTATCATATGTTTCGCTCATCTTACCAAACTTTTCATACTCACGACGTTTGGGTTTTTGCCCCCACAAGCAAAAACGTCTTGTATCATCACTGCTGAGTACACGTTTAATACGGTTAATAGTGTAAGGAACATCGTATCCTTCACTGTTCCACCCACTGTGAATATCTGCATCTTCAATCAAATCCAAAAACATGTTTAGCATGGCACCTTCGCCTGCTTCAGAGTTTGGAAACAGTATACATTGTTCTCCCCAACGTCTTTGACAAATTTCTTGTGCTTGTTCCATTGGTAATCCTTTGGGGGGCATTGCTACAGTAATCAACATATCTAGCCATTGTAAATATACTGTAATAGCAGTAATAGGCATAAAAGGATCTTCTGTGGGAGCAAACCCACGCTCTGGATCAAAGTCAGTCTCGATATCCCAAAACACTACGTTTAGTTTAGGAGCATCTTGATTGATATAGTTTTCACTTAGGCATTGAAAAATAGGATTGATATCACTTTCGAACAAGTTCTTGCCTTTGTTGATAGCAAGTTCTTTGCGAAAGTCTTTGGTATTTTTACAAACAATACGACTCAGTTGATTGCCAAAAATACTCTTGTACTTGCCCTTAGGGTCTTCATAATAAAATGTATATTTTGCTTGATAATCCTGGAAGTGACGTTTTCCGTCTCTTCTTTCAACAACTCTAATAATATCGCTGTCTCGGTCAAAGTAACCGTCTACATATGGCATTTATTTCTCCTCGCGACTTCTGGCTCGCATACCTTTAAACCTGTTCTTAAAGTGAACGACTCTATCATTATTTACTATTCTTGAGAATATACATAGTAAGCTTTGGATCGTCGACTACTACTATCTCTTGAGAATATTTACGATCGTTATAAGATTTATTGACTGCTTTTACATTAATCATTTTAGGATTTAGTTTAGTAACACTACCAATATACAATCTATTATGATGAGGGTAGGCGACAATATCGCCTACCTGTATTGTAGTACCTAAAATATCTTTATGTTCTACAATCTCTTTACTCATCAGTATCGTAACCAATAGTGGCAACGATCGTTTCGAGATCTTCAAACTCGTCGTTAACACGGCTCCAGTCACGATTCTTAGCAACTTTGATTGCTTTGTTGATCAAACTAGGTTTGACATTTAGTTCTTCTGCTACAGCTTTTACAGTTTCTTTAAGTCCACCTTGCAGATCTTCAATCTCTTGTAATACTGTTACACCTTCTTTTACCAAGCGTTCTAGTTTGGCTTTTTCTTCTTGACCATAGGTACGATCACTCATGCATTACTCCTTATGCGAATATTAAGTTAAGTATATAATATTTTTACACATAAGTCAACTGTTTTGTTCTTCTTCTCTAGTCTTGTACTGCCATTCGTCAGTGTGTCCTACACTCCACTTTGGCTCAGTTTCGACTGCATAGTTTTGTGTACATACTTTAAAATCAGGTTGTAGTAGTTTGTCAGGGGTCAGACTGCTGTCACGCCAAATCACTCTATTGTTAGGTTGTGCCGCAAACTGTCCATTGTCAAGACGTATTACGTTAAATGTTTTGTGTTCAGGATCTTGTTCGCTGAAGTTTGTATCTAGGAAGGCTTTGTCTCTGTGTGCGTTGTCTATGGTAAACTCATATTCTCCGGCATGCATGTTTCTGTCTTTGCCAAAGAACTCGCAACGTGATAATATAGGTTTTTGTAATACAGTGATATCGTAATCAAAACAATCCCACAACTGTAATACATCCAAAGGAAGTAGTTCGCCGTGATCTGTTTTCCATACAAATGCACTAATAGGAAGTTTGTCATACAATGCACCGTAATCGGTAAGTAGAGTTTCAAAATACAACGCTTTGCCCATTGTAGATTTTACACTGATCCAAATGCCCGGAGTAAACTCTCCGTGACCTTTTTGCAAATCATAAAGATATTCTTTTCTCACATAAACGTTTGTCGGCGGTAGAGGATGTACTAAAAATGCCATTGTTTCTCCTTTATTTCTCTTTCTTTTGCGTGGCATCCAACCACATTCTTCGAGATGCATAGTTACACAATCCACATTGCGGAACAAAAGATTTTAAGTTTTCTAAATCTTGTGCTAGATTATTGCTTCCTAATCTAACTGGTTTATAATCTAGTATTGTGTTTTTATGATCTTCTCTTACAGGGTATTTATTCACAAACTCTTGAGCACCAACTAGTGTGCCACATTTGTACATATCACCTCTATAGAAATAATGACAGTTGTTCCACATACATAGTCTATGAGAGTTTTTTGGATTGGTTTCGTAAAACTCGTACTCGCCTTGTTGGTTTTTTCCTTTTACACCCCAAGGAAGAAAACTCATATCATTGGTTTGTAAAACTGCTACATTGTTGTTGACTACTCCTACCCAGTCACAGTACTTGTAATCGTTGTGATAGTCACTGCCTTTGACATATGTGATATCTTTGCCGTATGCTTGAGTTAGTATTTTCCATGTATTGCTGAGGTGTGCTTTATCATGTGTGTGTATTTCTAATATAGCACCTTTTTCTGGCCATGCAGGCAAATGTGTTTTCCACTTTTCTAACTGTGTGCCGTTGGTACAGATTTTAAAACTTTGATTATTGAAATAGGTATGTATTCCATCGATCCAAAGATTCAAGTCGGGGTTGCTCAGTGGCTCTCCTCCTATAATACTTAAATCATCTATTTCGACTAGTTTACTCCATTGTTGAACATAATCTTCGTTGTCTTCCCAACGTTCATGTCCGGCAATATTAAAGTTATTAAAACTCAAACAGTTTTTACAAGATAGATTACAAGTATGACTAATGTACCATTGAGCAATCTTTATTTTGTGTTTTGACATGTATTACAAGCTATCGTATGCTTCTTTTAGTTCGTTTGTAAGTTCTACTATGATTATTTTTACAGGTTGTAGATCGTCAGAGTCGCCAAAGTCATCTGCTATTTCTTCTAGTCTATCTATTACAAGATCCAACTGATCTTGATTTCTTCTAAAGCTTCTGTTGTTCAACTTATCACGCAATGTTTGTATGTTGTCCTCGCTGGGAGACTTTTCAACATCTTCTATTGCATTCATAATATCACGTGGCAGTTCTACTCTAATCATATCTAGTCTACGAGTGTCACCTATGATTTCAGCAAGTTTACCATACCAACCAAATCCAAAACGTCCAGCAAACTGTTCGCTTGCCAAGTCGTCAATGAGACTATCGTCTGTTTCACTCAACGCAATGTATCTTTCGTCTATAAGTTCATAATCTGATCTATTTTTTATTTGACCAATAAGTGCATTGATTATGTCTTCTTTGGTGCCTAATCCGCTGATAGCACGTTCAAATAGTTTTGCTGACACATATGGCGCAGCAAGCGGAACACCTAACTGTGTAGCTGCTCTTATTATTGGAGAGTTGCTGTTCGTGCTGTCAGTTAAGAATGATAGTATAGCTTCTTCACCACCGCCTAGTTGTTCATTATCGTCTAAATAACTTCCTGAGTTGGCAGCTTTTCTATAGATGTTTTCATACATTTGTTCAAGATTTTCACTTTGAAGTAGTGCATCCATAGCTTGCGATCTAACACTCTCTTGTGTGCTTTTGAGATTCTCAAATATTTCTTCTTCGTTGGCATTGAGTGAAACATCAGCATCGGCACTAACTGCTGTAAACTCTCTATTGCTTAAACCTTCTGACTGGTATCTTTGATCAAAACGTATGTTTGCAGCCGCTTCAACAGAACCGTCTTCTGAACCTACCAGCCATTCTCTATCATCAGCAATCTCTGATGTAATATATGTTCTAGCAGCAGTTTCGTCGGCTGTCATTCTAGCAGCATCGTCAACTATACCACGCATCCTCATGCCGCCTAAGTTAACACTTGCTTGGTCGAAAGGTTCGGCGTTGGCATAAAACGCAACCATTTCTGGATATGTTTGTTGTATTGTGTTGACAAACAATACTTTAGCAGCGTTTGTTTGTTCAGCAGCCGGGGGTGTATCAAAGTCTGGCATATTTCCGCCGCTTTGCTCGATACCCAAACGTAGAATATCATCGATTACAATAGCATCATAATCATCATCATTATCATAACCTTGTATTACAGGATTATTGCCAGTGTCTCTTTGTCGTTGTATGTCGTAGTTGCGGTTATTGTATCTTACTCTTATTTCTTCTTGATCGTTGAAGTTGATTCCTGTGTGCAGAATCTTTGGAGATATACGTCTAATGGCCAACAAACGTGATTTAACTATACGCATATAGTCATCTTTTTCTAGTTCATTGTATAAATCTTCGTGTAATATATCTCCGTCGTTTACAGTAGCATATACATTGGCAAAGTTATCAAAATCTGTAGCTGTACGTATTTTACCGATAATACTTTCTATAGCTTCTAAATCGTTGTAAAATGATCTACCACCCGGTAATGCTGCTACTACATCGTTTTTAAATGCTTGATTTAGTTGTGTAGCCATAACACGTAATACACTATCGTCTAGTGTAGTTGCTGTTACAGGATTAGCATTTACTCGATCTGCTGTTTCTTGATCGTCTTGATTTTGTGCTATATCTTTTTCCCACAAACGTTTGGCCATGTCAGTATAATATGTAAACAGTTCTCTAGCAGTTGGTGCAGTTTTTTCTTGATAAGCTATAGACTGTTCAGATCCGTCAGCATATACAGCAGTTGCAGGTCCTGCTGCTCGTCTAACACTATCGACCCAAACATCTGGATAGCTCATTCTACCTCGATAAAATGCGTCTAGCTTGGTCATAATAGCTTGCTGTTTTTCTTGTTGAGGTGTTGTTTCAATCCAACTTTCGCCTGGTTTCGAACGTCTGCTTTCTAAGATTTCAGTAGCTATTCTAAACCAAACACTAAATCCAGCCTGCTCTATCATAGTATCTACATCAGTGACATTTTCTACACTACCTTCAACTTCGGTTTTGTATGTTTCGCCTTCCAGC